TTCCTGCAGGTAGCTGATTGCGGTACCAGAAGTCACACCAGGAGGTGTATCACCACGCGACACCTCGCGCTCACCAGAAATGTCAATCCAGTCGTTCAGCACGCGGTCCTGCTGGTCCAAGTAATACTGGGGCAAAGGCGACAACGGCAACGGCTGAGGCGGAGCCATACCAGGCTTGTACTGGATAACCAGGCCAGGCTCGTTCGTCAGCTTAGATGGAACAATACTGCCCATTGGCGCAATCAGCTGAGGTTTAGCCATGCGGCGTCCAGCCTCAGCAATCTCCGAACGCAGACCGTTGTACTCTTTCTGCAACTGCGACAGGTCCACAATGGGGCTGTCAGCGTAGAACGTTGACGTGGGAATGTGCTCAAACTTTGTGAACGGGTACATGCCGTGGCCGTAAGGGAAACCGTCTTTGTAAGCGTTGATCAAAATGTCGTCGATGCTAATAATGACGCCACCTTGAGGCAACAATTTATGTGCGCCAGGCTTTACCCAAGTTTCATAAACGATAACGCTGTCGGGTGTGCGGGAGTGGCCCAGGTTGAGGTAAGCCTCGTCAATAATCTGGTTTGCGCTTGAGGTGCTGGGCTTCAGCTTAATGCCCTGCAGTTCGTCGGCAAAATAGTGATAAGCCCACTCGACAGGCTTAGTGTAAGCATTGATAATAAATGGCTGGTCTTCAATGTCTTGCTCACGAACGTCCGGCACAAAAAGATGGAACGGAGTTACGTGACCAAACTTGATGTCACCCATCTCACCCGACACGCGGTCTTTACAGTACGGGTCCCACGAAGTTTTTAGGAAACCGTTACCTGTAATGATCGTCCACCAAATAGCACGCGACATGTGCGTACGCAGCTTCTTAGCTTCGCTAATAGAAGTCCACGCCTGCTCAGCAGCAAAAGCTGCCCTCTGGTCATCGTCTTCGCTAGACGCCGGAATAGCCTGAGCTGTCGGGAAAGACGACAGCATCTTAGACATTTCCCAACGCACATAAGAGCGGATACGGTTAATAGTTTTACGCTGGTGGTAATAAGGCTTACGAGGCGTAAACAGTTTGTCCCTGTAATCCTCAGGGAACGTGCCACGAGTTTGCTCTAACCATTGGTGCCCATAAAACATAGACATGTTGTTAAACCACTGCAACTGCTTCTGGGTGCGAGCCGTCTTAGCTTTCTGCCATTCTGACTGCACCCAGGCAACAAGTTGCTGTGCTTCTTTAGTTTTACGGAACTTCTCAATATCGAGTCCGTCCTCGGGGAGCTTAATTACCGTAGAACTCTGGGTCAACTCCAGTGAGTTCGACGAATAGTTGTCGGGCATCTTGGCCATTTATGTCTTCTCCAGCAGCGAGGTTCGGATTTCTTTCAGATATTCTATCGACTTCTGCCTCGTCTGAGGGGTCGTAGTCCTGATAACTACTATAGTCGATAGGTTGACTCATCGCTTGAACTTGCTGGTACGCGAGAGGATCGCTTGAAGCGACTAACGCCTGCGCCTTTTCGTTCAGCTCCGTCAGAGTCTTTATTGATTTGTATTGCGTCTCCAATTGGTCCTTCATCAATTGTGCCTGCTTCTCCAACAATTTGTCCACTGCTTTCTGGTGCAACAGATACTGCAGCACCAGCAGTGAGAGCAGAATTACTGATAACACGCTCAACAAAATTATTGACAACATCGTTTTGTAGCTCCTTAACAGCTGCGTTGTAGCCTTCTTCGTACCATTGCTTCTTTTTCAGCCCAGCGGTCTTAGGCTCTCCTTCTTCAAACAAACCAGCTAGTTGAGCCATTTCACGGATAACATCTACCGACAGGTAAATCCGTCCACGGTCAATCACTGTTTTGCTGAGGTCTACACCCGTATCAATAAACGGGCCCTTACTTGTTTTAGTAATCCAACACACGCCAGGGTCAAGCGCTGGCGCATCTACAAGAAAAAACCTACTCATCAGTAATATCCTCCGTAATCATTTATGACGACGTTGCCGTCCTGTGCAGATGCTCTATCTTCTGCGAACTCGACAGTAGGGTCTTCTCGCATCTTCAAAAGCAACTCTTCATATCTTAGCGTAACAGGTGGTGCGTTTGCATCCGTTTGCTCAGGAATAGGCTTCAAATCAGGGCGTGTCGTAGCAAAATAGCGGGCAGAGTCAAAAGCGTGGTCGTCCTTTTTATGCACAACTTCCTGCTTATTCATCTCATACGCCATCTTGTCCGAACTATAAGTAGCCCACCGCAACTTTTTCAACTCACGAATCAAATTCGGACAATTACGTGAAATTACCCACGTAGGTCGATCAGCACCCCAACGAGTACGAGGCCGCCTACGAAAATACCCCTGCATCTTCTCAATACCCACCATGACATCGTGCGGGATACCCTCAACGTTTACGTACACGCCGTTCAACGCATATTCCTGAATAATGCTGGTACCCGTAATACCAGACCGTTGACGCATCGCAGGGTCGCCCATACGCTCCACATTCTCCGGATTACGCCCCCAAGACATTTCCCGCTGCTTCACAACCTTCGCGTGCTCCGACACAATCATGTTTGACTGATAATGCTCAGCAAACGTCACAATCTCACCTGTCGGAGCCACCGCGTGCCACAACCATGCTGTCGGGTTATTCAAGCCATGATCGACAGAAGCATAAATAACCCAATCTTTAGGCACATCACCAGGCCCAAAATCTATAAGATACTGTTCCATATTTTGATTAAAGTCAGGAAACACAAGCCCGCTACGAGCAACAAACTCACCCTTCTCACGAATATCACGTTCCTCCTTATTCATACCCAGCATGTAAAAATCCATGTCATCCGACTCAGCTTGAATGTACGGATTCTGCTCAGCCGACAGGGTGAACGTGTCGATCCACTCCACGTTGCCTTCCTTCGCAGGCTCCCACAACAAATCAAACGTCCAACCCATGCCCTTAGTTGGTGTCGCCGCAATAACCCAAAAACCGTTGTAGTCAATCAAACGCATCATCGACTCATTAAAAATATGCTGAGGCGGCTCCTCATCAAAGAAAATACCGTGACGAGGCACACCACCCAGCTTCATCATGTCCATACCCCACGTCACAAAATCAATCGTGGAACCGTTCTCAAAAGTCAAAATATAGTTTGTGCTATCCCAGCTTTTATCCCAACTACCGTCCTTCAAATACGATTTAGGAATCCACCGTTTCATTTTGGGCAGAATAATTTGCTCAATACCTTTGGCTACGTCTACAACAACGAAACGAAGCTGGATAGGTCCGGAACCCCAGGAAGCTGGACGCTTAAGATATGGATGAGTATTTGTAGCCCACCAGATAGACTCAACGACTTCAGCGTCGGTTTTTCCTCCACGGTTACCTCCTGAAATAAACCGGCCACGTGCCGGAGATTTATGAAACCTGAGCTGTTCAGGATAGTCCTTTTCACCATAATTTAAAATATTTGGTTGGTGAATACTCTGATCAAGCTCAGAAATAGTTAACTGCAGCAACTCTGCAGCTGTAGGTTGCCTCTGTTTTGCTGGCATTATGCAGTCGAGTTATCGATAGCTCCCAGACGCACTAACAAGGCGTTAACCGACAGTCGCCAGGCATCTGTTGAACGCGAACCGGAAATAGTTTCGCCCTCCAAAATAAACGCAGAGTCACCACCATCGTGTGTGTGATCGCCAGGAGCTGCCTGGTTAGGGCCAGGACCTAAAGTGTGGTGCTGTGCCTCAGCACGGGCATCCACATCACTGTTTTCGTGAAAATCGTCAACAACCTGCCCAGGAGGTTTAGGGTTTTCGTCACGCCCAAAACCAGGCAGGCTTTCCTCACCCGACAGCATAGACATAATGCCTCCTAATTATCCGGTCTAATTTTACTCGTAATCTCAGACTTAGTGCCCCGTAACCATTTGCCACAGTCCTGACATTGGTACCTTTGATAAGCCGCAGAAGCCGTCCTAGCAAATCCGCGTGCCTGGAGGTGACCCGAACCACAGTTTGTACATGCGAGGCCCTCAGAAAGATGCACAGGATGTGATTTAATCCACGGCAAAAACTTCTCATATAAATCCACCAGCAGGTTCACGTCCTGAAGCTGGTATTTTTTCATCTCACGCCAAGCTTTATCGTCGCCAGCCATACACTTAACCCACAACTCAAACCCGCTGTGCTTAACCTTCTCACCCACACCAAGTTTCTGAGCCACATAATCAAGCTTGTTAGACGGAAACTTAAACCTCTGCTTCGCCACACGCATCAAATCAATATCTTTATGCGGCGACGGAGGCAACATGTCGTTTTCAACAAACTCCCTGTACAAATGCTTCACATCAAAAGCCGCAGAATTCCAGCCCACCACAGCATCAGCCTCATCTAAAAGCTCATGTATAGCCTTAAGCATTTCAGTTTTGCCGTCATGGTGGACTGAGCTAAACTGGACTTTCCGCTGGCCGTACCAGCGGGCACCAAAGCAGATCACTTCGGTTGAGTTAACCATCTGGTTCACCGAAATATTCTGATTCCACAGACCCCACACGTAAGCCAAATTAGGTGAAGTCTCAAGGTCAAGGAAAAGTATTTTCATAAGTCCTGTCCTAATTAAATGTCTGGGATAGTTTAGCGTAGATTGGAGCACATTTCATGGATGAAGTCGAGTTTGTTGGTGGAGTGGCGTGTCCCGTAGACCCAATGGAAGCATTGCACTGCGACAGTTGCCAATAAAAAAGGCCCCCTCGGGGGCCTTTTTCAATTGCAGCTACTTACCGTCAGCAGCTGCCTTGTAGTTAGCAATAGAAGTCAAAAGAGACAACACGCCAGCAAGCGCAGAAACCGACACAACATCGATCCAAGACACGTCAATAATGCCCACAACCTGCGATGAAGTAATCACAGCAACAGCAGTTTGTGCCACAGTCTTAACGGCGCGTTCAAGCGAATAACGTAGGTAATCAGTCATGGTTCCTCCTAATAATGGTTTTGGTTCAGGGCTCGTTGTAGAGCTGTAATAGTACCACGGCCCCAAATACCGTCTAACGGTCCAAGGTAAAAGTCTTGGTCTTTCAGACGCTTTTGCACCTTAGTGCGGGTTTCTGGGCCAAGAATACCGTCTTTTTTAGCTCCGACAGAGCGCTGAATAGCCGTGTATGTGAGCTTTCCGGGGCGACCATCAATAATGCCTTCGTAACCCCAGTCACGCTTCAGTGTTTCCTGCCACCTACGCCACGTCGCCTTACCCAGCTTGCCGTCAACCTTCAACACACTGGGTTTAATGTCGACAGTAACCTCGCGGTCAATAAATGCCATGGGGTCTTGAGTGTCACCCCATTTGCGTGACTTGCGCAGTTCAAAGTGGAGGTGTGGGCCCGTGCTTGCACCAGTTGAGCCGCTGGTGTAGACCTTTGCCCCTGCAGCAATACGGTCACCTTTGTTCCAGGTGGTGCGTTCCCTACCGTGGTAGTAGACGCTGTACAGGTTTGGGGCGTGTTTAATAATGACCACATGTCCACCACCGGAAGCTGAATAGCCTACGTGATCAACAATACCGTCAGCGACACAAATCACGTCAAACGTGCCGCCAAAGTCCACGCCGTGATGCATTTTGCCAAGCTCCCCCGTAATGGGGTGCCTGCGCGGGCCATACGGCGAGGTGATCGGGCGGCCTGGTGCCGGGTTAAGCAGTTTCATCGGTTACGACTGCTTCCCAGTTTTTCTGGTTTTCGTTCCACACGTATGCTTCACCGTCTTCTGGGTATGCGACAGGTGCTTCCCAGAGGTAGGAGTCGTTGAGGGTCCATGAGGGGAAAGGCTGGGGGGCGACAAATACATCGTTTTCTTCATCGTATTTGAAGCCGATGCCTGCGTAGTTTCCACGGAACGGGGTGCCACCAGCGTTGTGTTGGTTGCCTACCGTGTTGTAGGAAGTGCGTAGGCAGGTTTGACCGTGGCGTGCCCCGTAGTATTCTTCCCACGAAGTAACACCTTCAGCCAGGTCGTCTTCGTCTCGTCCGACGATTACCTGGGTGACGATGTTGTTGTCGTTGATAAATGCGTAGTGTGCCATAGTATTCCTTATATTACCGTAATCGTGTCGGAACCAGCGGTAAATGTTGTGGTTTTGTATCCGCCAGAGGTTGTTGTTGACGAAGTAAGTCCTGCGCCGACAGTAAGAGTTTTGTCGGAAGGGTATTTAATAATAACAACACCAGAACCACCAGCTGCTGCCGCTGCTGTCGCTATCGAGGAACCTCCTCCACCACCTCCGCCAGTATTGGCCGTTCCAGCAGTTGCGGCAATATTAGCAGACCCAGAACCACCATTACCCCCACCACCAAGTCCACCCGTACCGGGTCCTGGGTTATACCAAGCGCCACCACCTCCACCACCGGCACGATAAACTGCTGAACCAGTAATAGTAGACGGCAAACCGTCACCACCATCGCCAGCGTAACCAGACCCATCCGTGTTACCATCCTCACCGGCAGCTGAGGCCCCTCCACCGCCACCGGCCATGGCATCAGCATTGGGGTGGTCACCACCATCAAAACCCTGACCAGCGGTAGCCGCACCGCCAGGACTAAACCCTGTGTCCGCACTACGCCCCGAACCAGCGCCACCGCCGGAACCTCCAGCGCCGCCGTCACCCCACCTGGCGGCACCATAACCACCACCAATACAAGTCATATCAGTAAAAACAGAATTATTGCCCTGGGTACCGTTAGACGGGAATGTTGCGGCAGCTGCACCACCAGCACCAACAGTTACCGTATAAGTTTCTCCAGCAATAAGCAGTTCCGTGCCAGACAGATAACCTCCGGCACCGCCACCGCCACCGCCTTCTTCCCAGGCACCAGGATAGCCAGTGCCTCCGCCACCACCACCGGCTACAGCGACGTACTCAAAGGCAACGACAGAAACGTATTCAGGCAGGTTCAAATCCCACACCGAATCAGTATCATTCCACTTGTAACGATCATATTCTTGACCCGCAGTGGGACTATTAGGAAAATCTAAAGCCATGTTAGGCTGCTCCAATCGTAACCGTGTCAGACCCGGCGGTGAACGTAGTTATATTATACCCACCAGAGGTAGTTGTGCTAGAAGTCAAACCAGCGCCGACAGTCAAAGTGTATATGTCTTGATACTTAAGAATAACAACACCAGAACCTCCAGCGTATTTTGAAGTACCATTATTCCCGGCACCTCCTCCACCGCCACCAGTGTTGACTGTACCAGCGGAACCAAGAATAGACCCACTGCCTCCGTTGCCGCCCCCGCCAAGACCGCCGGATGCGGAAGAACTAGTGTTTTGCGACCCACCACCACCTCCACCAGCTCTATAAATAGATGTTCCCGTAATGGAGGAAGCAGATCCATCACCACCGGGGCCACCATCGTTACTGGAGCCAGCATTAGTTCCCGCAACACTAGCCCCGCCGCCACCACCACCGGCAGCACCACCAGCAGTGTTACCTAGTCCACCATCGTTACCCTGGCCGTCAGTACCTAAACCACCAGAGTTATTTTCGGAACCTCCACCGCCGGACCCACCGGGCAAACCGTCGTTTCCAGAACCTTTGTAACCCCCACCACCGCCACCAATGCTTGTGTAGCTAGCAAAAACAGAATTATTACCAGACGTGCCTTTGGAAGTGTCACTAGCAGCTCCAGCACCGCCAGCACCGACAGTGACAGTAAAAGAAGAATCAGGAGACGTGGCATAAAAACTTTCTAAATAGCCTCCGGCTCCACCGCCTCCACCGCCAGTACCGCCGCCCCCTCCACCGCCAGCAACAACAACGTATTCAATACCCGCAAACTTGGGATCAGCGTTCCACGCCCATTTGGAGCCGTCCCAAGCCCAAACATCAAACACTTGCCCGCTTACGGGGCTGTCGGGAAAGTCAATAGCAACCATCAAACACCTACCGTAATGTCGTCAGAACCGGCAGTGAAAGAAGTAATTTTGTAATCACCAACAGTAGTAGTTGACGAGGTTAAACCTACTCCAACAGTCAAAGTGTAAATACTTGGATACTTTAAAATAACAATTCCAGAACCACCGGCCCCGCCTGTTCTACTGGTTGAGTTGTCTACAACAGCACCTCCGCCACCAGAACCGCTGTTAGCTGCTGCCGGATTACCATTAGCCTGACCAGAACCACCATTACCGCCACCGGCTTGGCCTACCTGTGTTCCTCCACGGCTACCGCCACCGCCACCACCGGCACGCGCAATTGGTGAACCAGTTATAGAAGATGTAACACCCAAACCAGCAGGTCCTGTCCCACCTGCTCCTCCTGAACCTCCACCACCACCGGCAGTTCCTGAGCTGTTACCGGCACCACCATTAAATCCTTGATTTGCGGTACCTAAACCACCCGCCCTTCCGCCTGAAGGCCAAGAACGGCCTCCACCACCAGAACCACCATTTCCGCCGTTACCCGCAGCGGAACCGGGACCGCCTCCAATAGTTGTTATTGTGTCGAAAACAGATGAAGTTCCTATACTATTTGCAGCGCCTCCTGCGCCGATAGTTACGGTAGCTGAGCCTGCCCAAAGAAGTGTTGTTGGAGACTCTACTGAGGCACCACCGCCGGAAGACTCGCCAGTAACTGAAGAACGATACCCGCCAGCTCCGCCTCCACCACCAGCAACATCATCGTTATCTACAGTAGATGCGCTCGCGCCTCCACCGCCACCAGCAATAACAAGATACTCAAAATCAATACCCTTTTGCACACCCTCAATGTTCCACACTTGACGTACACCGTCATACATGAACATGTTAAAAGTTTGCCCGTCCACAGGTGAATCGGGAAAATCAAGCGCAACCACTTACGCCTCCAAACCGAAGGCGACCTTCACCTCGTCAAGAGTGAGACCAAGAGCCTCCAACTTAGCAATCGCAGAAGCCTTCGCATCCACCTTTGCCTGAGCTTCAGCAGCGATCTCTGCTTGCACGTCAGGCCAGAGGGCTTCGAGTTCTTTCTTCGTGGGCTTTTTACCGGCACTGTGCCACACCAGACCAGAGTAGTCATCTCCTGAGAGGGTCCACTCTTTCCCAGGGTACTTACGGGTCAAAATCGTTGCAATATCCATTAGTTGTTTCCCTTAGTAATAAGTTTATCCGGCAATTTCGATTGCGTACATTTGAGCAGTCAAACCATTATTTTGTAAAGTTGCAGTGCCGCCACTTAGAGACCTAAAGCGCAATTTATATGTAACCGGAGATGTTGAGCCCGGGGAAACAAAACCAATTACCGTGCTTGCGTCGGCAGCCAAAACATTGGTATTTGAACTACCAACAGCAAAATCTTCCGCGCCAGAAATGGCAACATTAGAAGAATCAGTAACAGACATAATTATATAATCATTGCTTGCGGGCCTTGCCCTTACACTTGTGACAATCAAAAGATTACTGCTTGCACTTTTAGGGGTAATAGAAACACTCAAATTAGCATCAACAAGGCTTCCGCTTGTTGTAGTTCGCACAGTGCTATCGGTTGCCCTAACAACCTGCACAATAGACCCAGCAAGTGACCCACCAATAGCCGACACCCACTGCGAAGACGAACCATCATCGTAATAAATGTAAACCTTGCCCTCAGTGCTATCAAACCACAACTGACCCTGATACCCATCAGGAGCAGACGTACCCACAAACACCTGCGGACCATTCGCAGCAACCCACTGCTGGCTGTCACCATCATCGTAATAAATGTACAAGTTACCGTTGTCAGAATCCCACCACAGGTCACCCGCGCTAGGTGAGGCAGGAGCAGTAGAAGAAATCTCAATACTTCCTCCGCCGCCCCCTGCGGGCTGCCAGGCGGAACCGTCCCACATGAACGAAGAGGCCACGTCAACCTGGTAGATAACCTGCCCTGTCCAAGGCGAAGCCGGACGGGCAGCCGCGTCAGCAACAATCGTGAAACCAGCTGCGGCGTCAATCAGATCAGCGTTAGTGTTGAGGTCTGCGACATCGACAACATCGGTGTAGTCCGGCTTTGTAAGTCCAAGTTTGGTGGTGCTCGTCGCCATCTATTACTCCAAAGTTTTTTGTTGTCCTATACTTGCCATCGTACCAGCATACAATGATACATCCGACAGGATGGCTTCGCGGGTAGCTTTGTCCTTGACATGTGTAATTATAGCCTCAACTACCTTCAAAATGATAGTTCGAGCATCTTCCAAATGTTGCTGGTTCGGGTTCCACTCACCTGTCATCGCAAACACAAGTTCGATGGCGCGTTGATCTCCGGCTTCCGCGTTACCAATCAATCTTTGTCGAATCGCAGGCAACGCCTCCTGGTAACCCTCCACCGTTTGTTTGTCGTACAGTTCTTTAAACAACGGTTGCTTTAACCAGTTTTGGAAACGCGCCATCGGCACGCCAAAATCTTTCAGCTTCGCTGCAATACCTCTCCGGTCAAACGGGTCGGCTAGTTTCAGCAGCACGGTCTGCTGTTCCGCCGACAAACCGTCTTTAGGGTCCCAGTTGATGCCTCGGCTAGATAACGCAGTTCTAAATTCTAGCGTACCCATTATGCCGCTGATCGTTTTCTTCGGCAACTTCGACCACACCTCGTGAATATCATTCACCGTAGGAATCTTGCCGTTACGACGAAACGCCGTATCAAACGCAGCTAACGTGCCACGAAACGCAGAATCCGTGTACCCCTCAGGTGTGGGAATGTGCTCGACATCGCCACCCGGCAAATGTACCGCGACACCGCCCTCAAACTGCTCTATTTCGTTATTTGCTTCCACCCGGCTCAATACCCTCACGCAAACTAGCAGCCACCATCTGCTTCACCGCTTTATCTTTACTGTCGTGCGTACCAAGCGTCTTACCCGACTTACTGGTCACCTTCCAACCACTGCCCGACTTACTAATGTAATACGGCATCAATCTTCCTTACCTGCGTCACGCGAATCCGTGTAATGAAAACCTGAACCTTTAAATGATATACCCGCAGGATTAAACACACGACGCAAACCCTCACCGCACTCGCACAAATCCGTCACCTGTTCGTCGAACCCATGATGCCGGTCATAGGTTCGACTACAGGTGTTGCACTTATACGTGTAAATCGGCATTACCGGAGAACCCGGCTCATTTCGTCATAAAACATCTCCCACGGGTACGCACGCTTACTCGCGTACTCCTCCGCAAGCTTCAAAACCTTCTTCTTCTTATTCCCAAGAAACATCATTGCCATCCTTTCTACACCCCAAGCCAATCAGCCTGAGCCTTCTCCAACGCGTTGACATGCGGATACCGCACATCCTCCAACGCCTCCCGCAAAGCCTCAGGAAACGTCAAAGTCTCACCACGCATATAGCGTGTCATCGTAATACTCGGCACCTTCAACAACTTACAAAACCCCTGCAAGCTACCCGTCGTCTCCGCTACAAACCTACCGACAGGTGACACCTCCGCATCACCCACAAAAGGTGGTGCAACCTTCGCCAAAACCGAAGGAGCCCGCAACCGCCTGTCGGCACTCCGCCACGCCAAATACGCATCATTAAGCGAAACCGCGCCAAACTCATCCTCCAAAACCCGCTTAGCGTCAACACCCTTCTCCGCACACTCCCTACCCAAAGCAATACTCTGACGATCAGACACACCCGTATACATCCCAGACTCCAGATACACCATCGTCATCTTCCCAAAACTATGCTTATCCGCAAACTTCTTCTGCGACAAACCACACAACTCACGAAGCCGAACATAAGGATTCTTATCCACAAACACTCCTAGCGTAAACCTGCCACATAGCGTATCACAGATTAGCGTCCACATGTCAAGTCAGCCCTAAACACGAAATAGGGGTCACATGGAATTTGTGCGTGGTTTGTACAACATCGTTTGGGATAGTGGTACGCTAGTGTTATCCACTCACGCAGTGGCTTACCTAAGGAGAATAAAAATGCTGAACGAAACTATTGACAATGTGTGGAAGGCAGTGTGGGGTTCCCCGCGCCGACCTGACTGGATACACAATGTGTGGACGCCTACGCAGGACGCCGTGTTTGTGGAAGGTGTGAGCTGGTATAACCAACCACAACCCTTCTTCATTGAAGACATCGAAGGCAAGACATCCGATCTAATCAACCCCGATGACTTGGTGAAACTTCTTCGGGAGGCTCGGGCGGATGGCTGGACTCATTGCGGTAGGTACCCACTCATGGCAGAAGACCCAGACGCTTGCTTAGGCGATTTGGTACTGCAACGAGCCTTGTTTGGCAAAATAGTTTACGGATAATCAACAACCGGGGGCCGGGCAACCGGCCCCCACAACCTAAGGAGAATAAAAATGACAATGACACGCAAAGACTACGTAAAAATCGCAAACGTTATGAGCGCTTACCGTGGCGCAATTAACGACGATACTCACCTCTGGCTCTGCTGGGAGTTGGCAGATGCCCTCCAGGACACAAACGATCACTTCGACCACCACAGGTTCACGAGTGCTTGCGAAGGTCCGATTCCTTACCAACTCAAGTTCGAGGCCAGACGATAAACGAAGGGAGAATAGAGGCCCCCACTTCGGTGGGGGCCTTCTCTTTTGGCCGGTCTGGAATCAAATGGAATATTGGTTGCTTGCTCGGTGCTTGCCGAATTTTTGGTACGCTAGGGGTATGTCAGAAATACTGGCTACCTAAGGAGAATGAAATGTACCGAGCAAGTCTCTACATCGCAGTGTGGAACAAGAAAATCACTAATATCGGTGTCGACATCTTCAACGAGGATGATGACAAGGTGTGGGAAGTGAGCACTAAGTTGGTTACGAACCGCAAGGAGGTTGACAAGTTCTTTGTTGAGCAGGTCAACCACTACAGGTGGGAGCACAAAGTGGAGTTCAAGCCTGAGTACAGCTTGCTGTACAGCACTGTCGAGTCCTCTGACGACAACAAGTTGGAGCTTGACGACTAACAACCCTGTGGGGGCCTTCGGGCCCCCACACAACCTAAGGAGAATAAATTATGGATTACAACGACATGACCGATGACCAGAAGCTCGTTTACCGTTTGTGGGGCGACCTGGAATACACGTTGGTGAATGCGACAGAGCTGGGTATCTGGGAGCCATCTCTGTGCGACACTGTGGCCGAATGGGCTGAGGAGCTGTCTGAGATTGGGTTGCTGAGTCAACACGATTACAAGCAGGCAATGCTCAACGTGGAGCACAATCGCCTCTGCGAATAAACCTCTCCTAGGGCAGAAACCCCCGGCTTCGGCTGGGGGTTTTCTGTTGTATCTGGGATCACGTGGAATATTGGTTGCGTGGTTGCATGATGCATGGTGGTACGCTAAGCTTGGTGTTGTCAGAAATACTGACACGTTAGGAGAATAGAAATGTCATACAAAGTTATTGGAGACCGGCTCGACGCCAGTGTGCACTACGATGGTGTGCCCGATGGCACCTACCTGAAACTCAGTGCCACCACGATTGTGCCTGTCGAATGGGACTACGGTTACCAGGTCGCCTACACAGAATTTAGGCGTC